CCACGAATTCTAAGATCACCACCTGTCTCACTATTTTTCAGGAAGGTGTGAGTACCTCCATGCCATATCTGAAAATCATCATTATCTCCAAATACTAATCGAGTAGCATTAAATAAAGTTAAATCACTTGTATCGTAATTCCATCTTGCATTGGTATTATTACCAGTAAATTTTACATTCTCATTAAAGGTAGTAATACCAGCAACGCTTAAGTCACCACGTAGAGTAGAAATACCAGTTACATCTAAATTTCTAGTGGTAACATCTTCACCAATCTTACCCTCACCACCAGTATATAAATCACCACTTACATACAAATCTCCAGTGATCGTAGCACCATAACCAACAATCTCTAATCTCTTACCAGGAGAGGCACCTCCCCAATAAAAATCTATACCCGCAGTAGTATCAAATACAGCACTATTTGTACTCAGGGTTGAATTTTCAAGAGATATGTTACCAGCACCTATTAATCTAAGATTACCCGCACCTGCATCAGCAATATAACTGTCACTTGAATCGTGATATATTTGTAAATCTGATGAATCTCCCAATAATATTTTATTATTATCTCCAAATATTGCAGAAGAACCAAAACTTACAGGACTAGAAAATGTAGATACTCCTGTGGCATTTATTAGACCAAAAGTAGAAATACCAACTACATTTAAGGTAGCTGCCGATGAAATACCAAGAGTTGAAATACCAGTTATATTAAGATTTCTACCATTAACTTCATCATATGTAATATCATCCTTAACATATAAATCACCACCAACATATAAATCTCCACCAGTGGTGGTAATTCCTCCATTAGCAGCGAGAGTTGTAATTCCACTAGATCTTAAATTTCTAGTATCAATATCCGTACCAAAAATAGTATCTCCAACTTGAAGAGTACCACCAATAGTAACATTACCTGCAACGTATTGATTACTGAGAAAAGTAGCTACACCAACGAAAGTCGATAAACCTGTAACACGAAAAGTATCAGAAACCCGAAGAGATTGTAAGGTAGAAATACCTGATACATCTAATTGGGTTACTGATGCAATTCCACCAATAACATTGGTCGCAGTATCGGCAAACAGAGCATTACCACCAGAAGCACTAGAAAGTACTTTTATTGCATTCTGGGCACCTACTCTTACCTTTATATCTGCCATTATCGTGTTACCCCTTCCCTTACAAGAACCATTCCTTCAACAACTGTTTCCGTTATGGAACCTTTGGTAATTAAGATATTATAAACCTGCCTTCCTGCTGGTAATTCAGCAGTCTGAGCAGCAGTCAACCCTATTTCTATTACTCCTGCTGTAGGAGGACTCGCAATAGTAGCAGTAAAAGTAGTTGCTTTAGAACTTCCAGCCCATTTTCTCATTTGAGAACTGGCACTATAACCTGTCAAATCCAATGCAGAATTGGTATTGGTAGCTTCTAAATTAAATGTTTGTGTAAAAGTACTTCCCGTATTGATTACAAGATTACTAACATATACGGCCGCCATATAGTCTCACAAGAACCTTATTAGTTATTTATATTTCGATTCAACAAGCTCTTTTAAAAGACCTTTTAATTCATCAATTTCCTCTTTCATTTTTTTGATTTCATTTTTTTCATTCTCTATTGAGGCAATTGTATTTAATCTGGAACGATATCCAGAAGTATCTGTATTAATGATAGCTCCTGTTTCTTCATCCCGATATAAATGAGAATATCCTTTAACTTTAATCATCTAACTGCAATTGCACGAAGATCTCTAATTTTAGGAACATCTGCTTGATTAGTTCCTGCCATTATTATTTTAATAGAATATCCTATAAATTCACCTAAATTATTTGCAGTAAACTGATATTCTAAGTATTGTTCATCCAGACTTGCAGGAACAAAAGAATCGGGTTTACCATCATTCTTAGATGGATCAATTACCAAATCTCCAAATCCATCACCAGTAGAATCCGTCATATTATCATAACCAGGGAATAATTCGAATTCTTCTGAAGTTTCACTTATATCACTAGTTCTTCTTAAAGAATAGAGAACTCTAATATCTGATGAAGAACCTCTATATGCTGTAAAAATAACTTTTAAAGAATCTGCTGGTTTATCTAGGGAAATAGGACTGGAAACATAAATTGCACTATTAGGATCAAAATTAGGTGAATTGACAGAAGCACTCTTACTATAATCAGAAACTGGATTGTTTATCCTATTTGATCTAAATTCAGTAAATGCAATATCTGTAAAAATGATTGGAGATACGTTCTCATGACCACTTGCCAGTGTAATTGCTGTTGTAAATGATTTATTCCTTTCAATATTTGTCAAATATGTAGTTTCATTTATCTTAGAGCAAACAAGTCTAGGAGTAGTAAAAGTATTTAATGTATTTAACTGAACAGGAGAATAACCTTGATCTATAAATGATGTTTCTGTTCCATCAACACTAGTTCCACTTACAGTTCTAACCGATGCAGTAGCCCCAGTTAATAATGATGGAGTGAAGACATTATAACTAGGAACTATAGCATCATATTGGATGTTTCTAGTACCATTTGCATTAGATCCACCATAGAATCCTTCACTCTCAAATGATAACGCTGGTATGTTATCTGATAATTCATCAACATCTCTATTTCTTCCCATAGTGGCCGCAAAACCCACATAATAACTATCCAAATCAATACCAAAAGACTTAATATTATGTTGAGTGTTTATTCTTCGAAGAGAAACACCATTAAGTTCATATTTCTCAACTCTTGTATTAGTATTGTAAGGGATAGATAATGTTGAATCTACTCCTCTAGTAATAGATTCCAAAATTCCTGCACCCACTGATTCATATCCAATAATTTCCCCACCAATTCTTGCATATCCAGTATTAGCAGCTCCTACAGGAATACCCTCAAAGGTATTAAAGTCAGGGCTCGTTGTAGATGCAACACTAATTGTAAGATCTGCAGTTGCGAAATCAGTATTAAGAGCAGTTGTATCTAAATTGCTCTTAATATTATCTAATACAACAACATTTTGACTGGAATGCATTCCATGATCAAATTCATTTACTTTAATAAATGTTCCATCATTAGGATTAGAATCTACAATTAAACTAGTAAGAAGTTTTTGATTAGTATTTTGAATAGCACCCGCATCATCATAATATCTTAAATCTTCATTAAATTTAAATCCACCATTCGCACTTGTTCCTTGTATACCAGAAAGATATAATGTATCCACCCCACCATTATCACTAATTCTTATTAATGCACCCTCACCAATATTTCCACTCATATCAGATGTAGTAAGGCCTACAATATCACCGCCAGTATATCCTGTTCCCACCTTTGCAGTTCCAAATCCAGTAATTGAACCATTAGCATCAACTGTAATATTAGCCAATTTATATCCTGAACCTTTACCTACTACATTAAAGGTATTAACAATTCCTGTTGTAGCCTCGTAACCAAAACCACCTGTAACAATCCCACTGGCACCTGAAACTGAACATCCAGTACCCACAACATATGCAAAAACACCATCATTACTATGACCAAGAATTTTTCTTCCTGGAGTAAATGTAGTAATACCACTATTACCTGTTATTAAAGTTGTAATACCTATTTGTCCTGTTTTAGGAAGAGTAAGTATTGCATTATCTTCTAATGTAGGTACATATCCATTACTTTGATTTAAGGTAGGATTTGCAAAATATGCAGTTCCACTACTAGAAGTAAAGTTTGCTTTATATAACTTAAACTTTAAATCTTCTGTTTGAGATGGTGTCCAAATAGATCCATTTTGAGATTTAAATAAACTACCTAGAGCCCACTGTTGATTATACTGTATAGCAGATACGTTAGGAAGACTTTGAATATTAACAGCATCTTCACCCATCCTAGCAATCCATACATCGTAAGCATTGCTTGTTGGTGCAAGAAGAACAATAGCATATTCTCTTCCTGGTGCTAGATAGATAGGTTCAGGAAACTTAACATTGGTAGCTACAGACCCATCAGTTGAAGTATTAATATCTTCAGATGGTACAACCACAGGTGTTCCCAATAATACTCTAGTAGGAGTACCTAATTGAACTGTTCTAATTTGTACTGTTACACTACTATTTCCAGCAACTCCATTTGCATTTTGATCTCTATTCCCAAAGAATAAATCAACAGAAGTTATAACAACTCCATTGTCATCTCCTTCCACTCCTGCGGATCCTGGTGCTTCAATATTACCACCAACAGTAAATGATTGAGCTAATGGGTCATCATGTGGAGCTGGTGGAATTAGTTCACGAGAATTAGTTGTTATTGTAGTATTAACAGTTTGTATCTGCCTAACAATAAATGTTCCTCGTGATTCATAATCTGCTTGAGCAGCTGAAATTATTTGACTACCTCTTAAAGGTGTACTATTATTAGCATCACTACTAAGTCTATAAACTTTTCTTCCAGTTTCAATTCTCACTGTAGGTGCAGGATCGGCATATGGATCTTGTAAGAAGAATGAACCAATTACATCCCCATAACGATCTGATTTTAATCTCACCTCTTTAACATACGCAACTGCTCCATCCTCTTGACCAACCAATCTCATTCCCTGAGTGACATATCCACTATATAATCCTTGTGCTTCATTAGAAAGGGCTAATGTATCTACATTTAATATAGGAGATGAAGAAGTATATTCACTTTGCAAAACTTCTTGGGTATATGGATTATCATCAAATACCCTAGTTGGTGCATTAAATGGACCTTCTTTATGATTAGATGCAGCAACTCTAAATGAAATAACCTCTTCATCATTCAGATAACCTATTACAGTCTCTCCAACCTTAAAGGTACCTACAGAGCCATAGTTTACTAATGTATTATCATCCGCAATTTCTAATAATTTAGGAATAAAATAAACATCAGAATTACCATCAAAGAACTGATAATATGGTGTTAGTGGTTTTAGATCAGAAGCACTGAATTGAGTGTTTCTGGATCTCATCCACTCATCATCACCAGTATTTACTACGATATCATCACTTCTAGTTTGTACTTCAGTAGTAGTAACAATTCTAGTGGGGCGATTATCTCTTCGACGGCCAAAAATAATACGGAAGAACCAGTTTCTTCTTCTTAAAGGTGGAACGTTATCAACATCCCTTGTTACACTTTCTTCAGTAATACTTTCATCCAATCTTACAGTTCTTACCCAACTATCGCTTGAAGGTGATAGGGTAACATCACCCCTATAAGAAACTACATGGAAAGGATTAATATTCTCAACTCTTGTTGCATATGATTGTTCCAACCAATCAACTTCTTCATATTTTAAAGTTACAGCATTTCCAGTCTTTTGTACATTAGGATCTAATAAATCAAAATTAGTACCCATATCATACTCTTCATCTATAACATTAGATGCTGGTAAAAGTTGACTTTGGAGACTATTTCTTGCAATAATAGGTCTTATTTCTCTTCTTTCCGTATCAACATCTATAGAAGAGAAATTATAATTAACAAATTCATCATTAATAAAACTATCAACAAAAAATCCACTCTTAAATCTATTTCTTCCATTAGCATCTTCAATTCTTAAAGCTTCAGTACTTACTTCAAGAAGTGAAAGTGTAGTAACTTCTTCCAAACTTTCAATACGATCTTCTAAAAGACCAATATCTCTCATCGTATATCTTCTATTATCCGTTAATGTAATTCTTGCATCCCTTGGATCGTACAAATATGGTGGCAAAATAAGAGTTGCCAATTCCATTGAACTGTTAATATTTACAGGAGGTTGAGGTAGAGGAGCTGATTGTCCTTTTTGTATTGTTAATAATCCAAATTCATTTAAATAAATTTTATCAATTCTACCAAGATAATAATCATATCCTAATATAGTACTTCCATTAGGTGATACTAAGAATTTAGGAACTGTATTAAAAGCAGTTGTTCTAGATGCAAAAGCAAATGGTGAAGATGATGTGCCACTAAAAACAGGAACTCTTGGTCTAAAATCAAGAGTATCAGTTGCCCTTATGCGATCAGGACCAACTAACGGAATATCTTTAGTGTATCTTTCTTTCCCATAACTAAGTACTGTAAATACGTCTCCACTATCATTAGCAGGTACTGTATAATGGTCATAAACAATTAACAATCTTTTAGAAGGAATAGATGAACTACTCTTTCTAACTATTCTTGAATAATCATAATATTGATCTCTTTGACCCTTATCCAAAGTAAATGATTTCGAAATATTTTGATATCTTGCATCTGTATCGGATGTATTAATACCATCAAGATTTGTTGTAATATTAGATTCTTTAAATACTACAGTCTCTAAATTCGTAAATACTTTATCATTTAGATATACAATACCTAATTTATTAGATCCACCTGAAGATGGACTAGATGCATTATTTGTGACCACTCTTGCAATAGCATGAGAAGATTGGCCTACAATATTCTCCCCAATAATTGCATTAGTTGCAACATTAGCAGTTGCATTAAATGAAAGCGTATCAAATGTAGGTTGACTACCATTAACAGATTCATAAACTGCTAACACTCTTACAACATCAGGTACATTTAAAGATATTTCTTCATCTTGAACTCTTAAACCATAAGCAAGTGTATTAGTAATTAATCCATCTTGAATACCAGTAGTAATACCAGATTGTGGTAATTTGGATAGAGTTACATCAAGTAATTTACTTCTTTCATAATTTTTTATTTTACTCTGAATACCTTGTTTCTTTGCTGTAACATTAATAAGAGTTCCTGCAGTATCATCTTCCAATCCAGTAAATGATGCCTTAAATCCTCCACTATTTAAATCCTTATAACTATCCGAACTTACTGTACCAACTCCATTTGAAGCAGTTCCATAATGTATAGAAAATCTACTTACACCATAAGAATCAAAAAATGCTGTTGAAATTCCAGCTCCACTTCCATCTTTTAGATCATCAATAGTTACAGTGGCAGCTGCTCCAACTACCTTTTGACCTGTTATTTGAGCTGAAATACTAAGAGATGAAGATGCAAGATCTACAGAAGATATATTAGGATCAGGTAATACTTCATATAAAGGTCCTGTATCACTTTTATTCCATATTTGTGCTATTCTTAAACTAGTCTCAACACGATTAGAACTAGAAGCAGTTCCATCATAAACTCCAGCAACACCACCAGAATCAGTCATATTACTAATTGTAAATGATCTTGAATCAGGAGAAATAGCTGTAATCTTATTGTAAATAGGAACCTCTCCACTAGTAGGTTTAGGATATGAAATAATATCCCCAACCTTAATACCACTAAAGGGTATAGAACTACCACTTGTTACTGTAGTTCCATTTATATTACAAACATTAATTCCAAGTAATGGTATTGGAATCAAAGATGAATCTGCAGTAAAATCTTGAAGATATGGTGCAACTGCGGCTTGTTTTACCGATCTAATATCATTTGCACTATAGTTAATTGTTGCTTGAATTGTTCTTACAGGACTTGTAGATCCATTAATACTAATTTGCTCTCCTACAAGAAATTCACCTGAAGTTTGAGTCAAATAAACATCACTAGCACCACTACCCGCCGCAGTAGTATATCCTGTAGCATTGCTACTCAATCCTCTAATAATTGCAGTTGCTGGTAATTCTGTAGCACTAACAGCAGTGGTTAGAGTAAGTTTAGTATATGTATTGACATCATAAAGATAAAGATTCCATTCACTAGAGGGACCTGTATATGAAGAATCTTTTGGATTGAAGGAATATAATCTTGCCTCACCAATTAGTGTACCAGCAACAGCTCCAGTATTATCTAATAGATCATCATATAAATTAATAACCTTTCTATATTGAGGTTGACCAAAAACATTATTAACTACTATACGATTCCCCATTTCAAAATTAACACTAGATGCATCTATAGTTCTAGTATCTCTAGGTTTATCAGCATCTAAAATAGTTAAAGAATCAGTATTTACAGAATAACCATTAACATAAGCTTCTCCACCAGAAACCTTCACACACATTAAATCATCAGAAGGTGTATTTCCTTGTTCTGTCTTTTCTCCACTAAAATATATTCCCCCATTTCCTAATCTATTATTTAAAGAATTAGCTACAGATATACTAAAAGGATTTATAGCATAATTTCCAGATTCTTCATACGTTCTTTCTGCCAAATAATCTCTAATTAAATTATAATCTGTTTTAGTTTTAACTTTTCTAATTTGACCCTTATTTACTCTTAGAATTTCAAAGAAATCTTGATCATTTTTATCGTCTAATAATTTCTTAGTAAGAGTTAAAGTGATTTTTAATCTATCTGCACCAGGTGCTGCAAAATTTGTAAACCCAGACGCATTATCATAAAGTGAAGGATCGTCTTTTGCACTAATTATTTGCTCATCAATTTTTAATCCTACTCTATAAGAAGGAGTATTAGTATAATAATCTAAAATAAGTGTCTGACTACTAACGTTTACAAAAGTTCCTCTAATAAAATAAACACCTTCAGATACAAATGCAGCAGAACCTACAGCAGTTGCATTAGTCGATATTAAAGTTGCAACTCCAGATCCTGCATTAATAGTTGTATTACCATAAACAATATTTTCTTGAGTAAGTAATTCTTCACCATCAATAAAAGTAAGTAGACTAGAATCTGTAGAACCACTATTTAAATATTTTACATAAATTGTTAAATTTTCTACATCATTTCCATCTGGTAATACCACATAATCTACAGAAGCAGTAACACCAGAACTTTGTCCTTCTATAATTTTACCTACAAGGTTATCTACATATAAAGAAATATCAATTCCAAATTGAGTGGAATTTAGTTTTACGGCATAATAAGCATTATCAAAAGTAGGAGCTCCAGGAATTACAATAGATCCTTCCTTAAAAATATGACTACCAAATGTCTCTATTTGATTTTGAGCAATAGATTGAAGATTAGTTAGTTCTCTTGCTTGAACTGGAAATCCTGGTTTAAATAAAACCTTGTAAAAATTATTACTGGGATCAAAGTCATCATAGTAAGGACTTATATTTAAATCTTTTGATTGTGCCATGTTTCTTTAGAATTCCAGAATAATTTTAATGTCTTCTTTTTGTCGAATATTACGGGTAATTTCTTCTCTATTATCAATATAAAGAATATCCCCAGATGTTTTATTTATCTCGGAATCTGCAAGACCACCTGTAAAATAAACTCCCAAATCAATTTCTTTTGATCCTGAAGTCATTGTACGGCCTGTAAAAGCAGTAGCAACATTGACATAATTTACACTGGTAAATGTAATCTTGGAACTTGAAGATTCAAAAGGTAAAACTTTAGCTTCAGTACTAATACCAATATAGTCTGTTTGATTTCCTGTTGTAGGATTATAATATAGTGAACGATCTTGATAATACTTCAGAACACTAGTTTCTTTATCATAGGATGCAATATATCCTTTAGCGGTTCCACCAGTTACAACTTGTTCTATTTCAGAGCCAATAGCGGGAGTATCAGACCAATATCCCGTTCCTCCTTCTGTATCACCATCATCTAATTTTATAGCTCCTAAAGAAGAGTATTCACTAGATGTATATGTGGATCCTATAGAAGTATAAGTTGATGGATTCTTTACAATTCCAACTTGTGCAAATTTTGTACTTACTGGGAAATCTTTAGTTGAATCGTCAAATCTTGCATATACTAAAACTCTATCAGCACCCAATTCTTTATAAATGTCATATCCATGACCTCTTGAAGGCGGAATAATGACAATTAAATCTGCATAGGTAGTTGGAACACCAGTTGGTTGAGCATCACCTAAATCTACTACACCATAAGTATATCCACTTCCACCTGCCGTTATTACTGCAGATGTAATTTTACCACCAGCAACCGTTATAGAAGCTTTAGCACCTGTACCATCACCTAATATATCTACATTATAAGGTCCTCCATTGTTATACCCGTCTCCCGCATTTTTAATATATATTGTTTTTATTTGATTAAAATTAACTGTAGAATCACCTGCTTCCCTAACACTTTGTATTTGAGAATTAGTGGTTGTTTCCCAGTTATTAGGAACTACAATATATTCAGTAGAATCAAATTTAATAATATCACTAGGAGATACTGAAAAAAGAAATTTCCAAATATAACCATCCGCACCTGCAGCAAATGGTTCTAAATCAGTAGAGGTGGGTTCAAATTTAGAATTAACACCATCAAGATCTTCACCAGAAGATCCATTTTTTATACAAATATAAACATTAAAATCACTATTAATTACATAATAATTTGCATCATACAATCTTGCAGTATCTGAAACTGGAGCTTTATTGTTAACACTATAATCTTGCCTATACATATCATAGGCAGTATTAACCTTCCATTGTACTTTCCTTACAACTCTTCTAATATTGGTACTATTAATCTTTTTTCCAAAAAGAGAAGTACTTCCATATTGCCATTCATAACTGAAATTGTCAATGGGATTTGGAGGGCCAGAAGCAGCAGTATTCCAATCTGATGTTCTACCAAACCCAGGGTTTGGTGTTGTAGGATTACTAAGACCTAGAAATACATAATAAGAATTATTAGTATCTAGTACAGAATCTACAAAATTACCAGCGTTAGATATTCTAAATTGATCTGTGACTACAGCAGACATATTAATTAGTTTTTAGGTATTTATAAGAGTATTATGAATAGAAGGGATCGAGAGCTCCAGTATCTCTCAATCCACTTGATCGACGTTGAATCGTTGGGAAAGTAGTTAATCCAGAATTAATAGTCAATCCAGTTACTCCTAATGCTATAGGTTCATTACTTCTTGTAAAGGAACCACCTAGTCTACCCCAAGAGAATCTACCAATAGAATCCATAGAACTACCAGTACTCGCCAATCCCACTACAGTTGTATCAGATTTTATATTACATGTAATAATTCCAGCAGTACCAGAATTCCATATATGATTAATATTGTAAATATTATCCAAGAAAGTAGTTCCAATACCAACCACTTCACTATCAGAATCAAATATTGAAGTAACTCCTGTTCCTACAGTAGTATTAGTAATATAAATTGGATAATTAATATTTAAGTCAGAATAACTTGAAGCAAACAAACTAAATTTGAGTGCTAATGGAACACCATCACCTGTGGTTGTACCAATTCCAGTAATAATTCCAGAGAAACCTTTAACAGAAGTAATATTTCCAATTAATTCTGAAGTAAATGTAGGAAGAGTTACTAAAACATTAGGAGCAGCAGTTGCTGTATATCCAAATCCTTGAGCAGTTATTTCGGTTGAAGTAATAGAACCATCAGTTATAGTTGCTGTTCCTGTTGCAGTTGGATTTGCAGTAGTTCCAATACCTGTAGTTGGAATTCCTATTGATAGCGAAGTGGTTGCCCCTAAATATCCACTACCACCACTTACAATATCAAGTGAAGAAATAGTACCTGCAGTAGATACTATAGCAGTAATAGCAGCTGAAACACGTGTGACACTGTTATCTACCACTCTTCCACTAATGGGTGAAGATCCTGAAATTTCTCCTTCTTCATCAAAGAATGAAGCATCATCAACAAATATTTCAGTATCAGTGGTTGTAAGACTACCAATAATTTTTGCAGTAGGGAATATTAAAGGTTCTAGAGAAGGGCGAGATTTGTAAACCACTTCACCATTTATTATTCTATCTACTTTTTGTTTTGTCCAATTTAATGTTTTTTCTTCACTTGTAATACCTACTCCTTTATAGAGATTAGTTTCTATAATATCAGTAGCAGTAATGGCAGTAGCGACACGAGACTGTTGGTTTTCAACACTATTCAAAATCTTATCTAATTGAACCGTATCTCCAATTTTTAAAGATGGATATACATTTGTTATCGTTTCAGTATCAGTTCCACTACTTCCACGATAGAAGAATATAGAAACTTCATCGTCTGCTTTTGGTGCTTCTCTAAACGCAAAGGATGTACCTCCATCAAAGAGATAAGAAACACCTGGTTCTTGTATCACACCATTTATAATAATCAATAAACAATTAGCAAGATTTACTCCAGCAAAACTAGTTTCTGCTTCAATTTGGAAACTTAAAAGTTCATTATCATATCTTAATTCAAATCTCTTTCTAGATCCATCTTGCAAACTCTTAATAGAATCAATATAATCAAATTGACCGAATTGCCAAGCAGCAAAATTATCATTATAAGTTTCTAAGACTGTTAATTCAAAAGGAACTATTGGAGAAGATAAACTAGCATCAGTTACTAATCCTACAGGAGTAAAGACATCTCCTTTTTTAAATCCATATCCCTCTCTAGCAATTTCCCATTTAGGAACCTCAAAATAAGTAGAAGCACTACTAACAGTAGAACTAGCACTAACGTCTACATTTAATAATAAACCCACTCCAGTCTCCGTAGTGGCACCTATACCTAATCTAGAAACACCAGTAACTGAAAGGTTAGTATAAGATGCTTCAGGGATATCTAAATATGGATTAGTGTAATTCGTACCTGCTGCTCCAATAGCAAAGGATAGAGTACCACCAGCACCTACTGTGGCTGTAACCTGTCCACCTGATCCTACACTGGATCCAACTTTGACGGTAAGGGTATCATCATCATAAGAAATAATTGAGGTTACAACACCTGCCACTGGATCAGTAGGTCTAGGATAAGAATGTTCAGTAGCATAATCATCTTTAGAGCACTTAAATATCAAAGAATTAGTTCTAATTCCGACATTATCAGATGTTGTTAATCCATGAGCAGGAACAGTTAAAGATAACTCCCCAGTTGTTGGAATATATGATGCAGATGTTGCGGTTAAAGCTGTACCAGCCCAATTAGTAACATATAAGGTTGTAGAAGCACCACTTACAAACGTATGATCATATGAGACATCTGTTACCCCTATAGAAATAGTAGATCCTGTATATCCTGAACCAATAGTTGCATTTCCATACCAAGGCATTACAGATCCACCACTATTATAAGTGTGAGGAATAGTACTAACGCCAACATTAGTAGTAAATGTATTGGTAGCTCCAATACCTAATATGCTATAATCAATACTTGTACTTCCAAATCCTACAGGTGATTCTGGGAATATAGTTGTAGTAATACCAGATCCACTAGGACATGTAAATGCCAAACCAGATAATTTAACTTGAGCAATAATACCTGCCTCAAAATTATGTTCTTGTTGTGTAGTAATTTCCAATACACCAGTTTCATTATTATAAGATGAAGTACTAATAGCAAGAGCAGGGCCTGTAGTAGCAATACCCACAACATTAGTAATACCACCATTAGAATCTTTTTCTAGGTATGCACGTGCTCCTACTGCTGGTGCATACCCCAATCCTGGTGTAGATCCTAAAGAAATAATTAAACCGCCTCTGGGCAATTCATTTTGATTTACATCAATATCACTAATAATCACGGGATCATCAGTAGAGGTCCTAATACCTGTAAATCTTACACTACTTATTCCACTTGTTACATCTTCTTGAATTTCGAAATTATTGGAAGGATTATTCTCCGCAGTAGGTGATTGGAAAATATTACTAATTAATAATAATCCATTACCTCCAGTTGTTCCTAATCCTACAGTATTAACTCCTGCATTTGTTAAAGTATATGTTTCCCCTATTCCAGTAAATTGATCTGAAATGTCATCATAAACCTGATTAGTACTATAATCTTCTCTCAAATAAACTCTTCCCCCAAAATCAGAAGTAGCATAATTTAAATTGCTAGAATTCTTAATTAATTGAGGATTTCCTTTAGGAGCATCGGTAAACCATATCTTCTCACCCTTAATATTATAAGATCCTCTATAAAGATTAATAGTTGATGAATTTGTATGATTGGTTGATCCAGATCCAATAAATCCTCTTTCAACTTCTACAAGATTTGTAGATCCCACACCAGTTATTGGACCAACAGTAGTTGTTCCAACACCAACATTAATAACCTTCATATATTCATTATCGATTTTTAATATATCTGAAGTAGTTAATGATGAAATTCCACTTAGAGAGAAAGTAGTTCTTGAAGTACTAATTCCAGTACTAGCATCATCAGTATTATTCTGTAGAGTAAATGATATAGGTACAAAAGCAATTGGAGACTGAATTACATTATCAATCGTAATAATAGATTTTGTATTACTCTTAGCCATTTCAAATTGATGATTATTTCCTGTTCCTATTCCAACAAAAGTAACAGCACTTCCACCTCTAGTTGTCGATATCTGGAAAGTATCAGCACTATCTCTAATAGCAAAAACTGTAGATGGAAGTTCATCAACAGCTCCTGTAGAACTTTGATATAGCATTGGAGTTGACCCTACACCAACAAAAGTAGATCCAGGAGTATAAATCAATTCTTCATCTGTTCTAAAGTAATGATTGTCTATATTAAATTTATTACCATTAAGTGAAATAATAGTTGATTGAGCAGGATTAAATTTCTTTGCAAAAATAGGAGTATTACCCGACTTTAATATAAAATTAGTTTTATTAATTCTAGAACCATTAGTAGCATTATAAGCATATAAATTAAAGGATTCTACTGCTGAACCATATGTTAAATCTGGGATAGCGTCACTGGAAAAATCAGTCTCCGTATAAAAAACTTTATTTAAAGAAGAAACCTGAATATTATCAGTTATAAATTCAGTCTCAGGATAGAACTTTAATACAAAGTTACTAGAATCATATTCAGCACCAAAAGTTCCAATTCCTAAGCGTGTATCAATTTCGACATCCCCTGCATTAGAAAGAATTGGACCAGGTTGAATATAAACATCTGTACCATCATGACTCATCTTAATTTGATGAAGAGCTCTAGTAGATCCAACACTAACTTCAACTATAGAATTATTTGCATCAAATAGATTTTTATCTATTGCAACAGCAGTAGTAGTTCCTACTCCCACCGCATAATTTGATTGATAAACTAAACTCCTTTCAGAACCTGCAGGTTCATTAAAAGATGAAAATCTGTAGATATCAGTTCCAGTTGAAGTTGATCCAAAACCAACTACATTGGAACTATATGCAATTTTATCAGTTAAATCATTTACATACTGTAAAGAAAATGTTGATCCAGTCAAATCCCCTTTAAATGATCCCATTAAAGTTTCAGAATAACCAGTTATTTCACTATGAGTATCTGCAAAATAATCTGCAATATAAGTATCAGTTCCATCATGAGTAACATACAATTCAACATAGTTCATCTGAGATGTTGTCTGATTAACTAGATGTGTTTTTACATATAGTGAATTATATTTCGTAGAATCTACACTTATAATAGAAGTAGTAGTAACCCCAAGAACACTATCGACTGTAGCTATTCCAACAGCTCCTGTAATATCAATAAATCCTACCGACTGAGTTCCAATACCTGTATTATTTAAAAAATCCAAATCAAGTGCTTTAATATCATAATCAAAATCAACACTATTGGGTAAAGGAGTAAATCTTAAATAACGAGTACCTAATCCAGTAGTTTCAATACTAAATGATCCGATAGGCCCTTCATCCTCTAAATCACCTTTTTGTAAAAAGATAGAATTGGATCCAGTATTTAATATTACTATCTCTGTAAGTTGAACATCAGTATTATTTTCATTACCAATTTTAAATAAAATATTTTTAAATGATACATTAGAATCTATTTCTAAAATATTAAGATAATCTGTTAACTCACTTGATAAATTAGAGAACTGATCTTGAATATTATCAATTTTTAAAACTTCATTACTTTTTGCTAAAGTATATGCAGTAAAAACTTTATTTGGTGTTTTTATAGAATTGGAAGCATTTCCCGATCCTAAATCTAAAGCATATGCATAATTATAAATTGTATCTACCCTATTATCTCCAATAACATCCCTAATAGAAAGTGAGAAATCCGTACTCCCTATTCCAACTAATGATGTTGATGTAATTCCCGTATTAGCAAAATTCTTAAGACCGCTAGTATGAAGTAAAGAAGAAACAGGACTCCTTAATTGATCAAAAGTACGAGTACTCTGAACAGTATATGACATATTTTGATAATAGTCATTATTAGGAGTAACTTGAGTATCTAGATTTAATGATCCAATATCATCAGACCACCCAATATCTTTCTTAACCATATAATTTACTGAGAATCTACCCAAATTCTCAGTTATATTATTAATCTTAGCTGTAGTACCTGAATCTTTTCCTGTTATTATTTCTCCAATACTTAATCTGTAAGTACCAGAGACTTTAATATAATCACTTTCAGTACTTGTAATAATTAAGTCTCTTTCAATATCATTAGATATTATTTTTTCACCTGTATTAAAGAAAGATGGAATTAAATTAGCTACAAATGTAGGATAATTAGTCTTGTTTATAATAGAAGCTACGTTAGATTGATCTGTAACTGCTATACCAGGATTGGTACTTATTCCTGCTAAATCTATAGTGACTGAATCATTACTTCCACTTGCAGCTACCGTATATCCACTAACCCTAGCAAATCTATATCCAAAATCGGGAGAATTAAATCCTGTACCACCAGAACTAACAGGATCATATTGTACGATATTTTCAATAAATACCTCATCACCAACCGTGAAAGGTGCGATTCCAAATCCTGCTGAAGGGGTGTTTATAAAACATGTAAATATTCCAGTTGAATTGGAAGAAATTGTACTAATAGAAACTCCATTAGTATTTTCTATAGCAAATAATTCTATTCCACCACTTGGAAGACCACTTGGAAGAACTGTAGGATTAATATTAGTTATTGTATTATTAGTTAATTCTGCTTCTAGCAAACCACCCTCAATTATCTCTCTTGTAGTAGGATTAACCATTCTAATAAGAGGAGGAGTTAAATAATCATTTCCACCAAAAGTTACTGTAATAACACCTATCGTATTAGAATTTTCAATAATAATAAGTGGGGAAATAAAAGCAGCAGGTTGTAATGTCTTATCAGAAGAATATTCAAATCCCTCATTAATAATTCTTACCTTATTGGAATTACCCACATTTGTTGACGTGGCCACAAGAGATCCACCTGTTCCTTCCGTAGAAGAAGATCCAACAAAATTAGGTAATTTTTTATAATTAATTCCACCCGATAAAATACTGACATTATTAATACCACCCCTTGCAGTTAAAGAAGAAGTAGTATACTCTAACGAATCACATTCAGAAGATGTATAAGATAATTTTTCAGGTATTTCTTTTAATGAAATATCAAAAGTAGTATTACCTATTCCGATAATATTATATGAAGAATTATAGGAACTATCAGTAAAGACTATTTGAGAAGAATTGGGAGAAGTTGTATCTGTAGTACTAATAAATCCTGATTTTTCTAGATTATAATATAATTTTTGTGGAAATGTGGTACTATAATTAATAGTAGAAGTTGCATTGGTAGAAACTCCTATAGTTCCAACATCTACAACATCAAATATTGTAGAAGAAGTAGAAACAAATTCATTCTTAAACTCCTTATCATAATATAAATTAAATTTATAATCCTCCAATGAAGAATGAGATAAATCAAAAACTAAATTATTATTTTTTAGAACTAAAAGTTGTGGGTTTACTTGTGAAATAATTTGATCAACTCCACCAGTAGATCCAATCCCTATAGTAACTGGGGGCTCACTCTTTACATCAACTGAAGTTGCTGATAATTTTATTATATTTTCATTAACTTTATAAACATAATAACTTTGTGAAGATATTCCACTTGGGAAAAGATCAGCAGAATATGCTATTTTATCTCCAGTTTTTAATCCATGAGAGCTTAAAGTTAATTCATTGGTAGTTGTATTAATACCTGTAGAGTTAAATCCTATAGGGTTAACTAAAATATAACCTGTATCATCTTGCCTCTCTAAAACAACTGCTGTAGAAGTTCCAATACCCACAGATAAATTTGGTTTGATAGTTAAATCAATAATATCTCCTCTCTCTAAACTGTGAGAAGTTGATAATGATACTGTTGACTTAATTCTTTCTACTTTTCCTGTTACTTGCAAATAATTAGATTCAAAAGAATAATTATCATAATTATCACCACCACTACGGAAATAAACATCCGAGAACATGGTTCCAATACCAGTTTTTATTCCAATCCTATTTGCAGATTTATCAGACACATATACTGTAGAAGGTAGTGTAAAGGTAGAACTTGTAGGTGAAGTTGAAATTGAAATATTTCCAGTCGTTCCAGCTGAATAACTTATTTGTTCATTTTCAGTGAAAGGATGATTTTCAAGATAAATTTGCTGAGTAGGAATATCTCTAGTAACACTTACATCAGCAAAATCAAAGGTCATAGTAGAAGTTATTCCCGTTATTGTACCAAAACCTATGGCTTTTGTAGGGTTAAAGAAAACTTTATTATTAACTTTAGAATCGAATATATTAACTGACCCTTTAATATTAAATGAATCGGGTATAAACGATACAGAAGAAGTGGCGGTATGAGATAATCCAATAGCACCTCTTTCAACTCTTAATAAATTGGTATTTCTATAAGCTTCTAACAATTTTAAGGTTTCATTTCCAATTTTAATACTACTTCCCACAGAAACATTCTCAGGAATCCTAGAAACCCATATTTCAGTACTTACACCCACTATGGATGAAACTGATCCAAGTGGATATGTCAAAGATGCCATTGAAGTAGTTAATCCCACCATATTAGGGCCATTTAATTCTGACAATTGAGTGGAAAGACCAGAAACTATAATATTATCGTTGTTTTCCCAATCATGAGATGGTATTATATTAACTTTTACATTTTGACCGCCTATCCACGTAAATACTACATCACTATAAGAACTAGTGGCAGTGCTTACATTTACAACATCTTTACCTTTTAATGATGAAACTCTAGAAATTAATCCACTACCATTGGTACCAGTATCATCAAATATTAAGGAATCATTAATTTTATAATTATCACCTGAAGAAATTACCGATAATTTATCAATTGAACCAGATGATACGGATTCTATAATAGCTTTTTGTCTTGAAATCTCATTTGTCTCAATTATAAAATCATTATCAGCATTTTTATCAGAAACTTTATAAGGAAATGTGTTTCTAATGAGATCAGATTCTGAAAAATCAAAAGATTGATCAATATTTTGACTTAATGGTACAGATCTATAAGAATCACCAATAAAATAAGGGAATTTTGGTACTATAGGAGCAACACTATCATCTACAGTTGCAAAATATGCATAAATTCCATCAGGGAATTCGGGAGTTTTACCAAATCTTCCATTATTTCGATCTAAATCTCCAGCATTAGTAAATTTATAGTCTTCTACAAAAAATCCAGCTTCAAAAGTAGTAGTTGAAGGTCTATCAAAAATATTAGAAGTGTCAATTTCATAACCTGGTTCTAATTTTTTTACTGAAGATGCAGTAGTTGGGTCAGGATATCCATAAGGACCATAAATGGGGTTACCATCATAGGCCCATCCAATAATTTTAGAAGCAACTGTAGCATCTTCATTGAATGAATCTATATAATTTTGAGTATACCCACTCACACTATACCCTAAATCATTAGTAGTTTTTAACAATAATTCACTACTTTGATATTTTTTACTTATATCAATACTTAATGGTCTTACATTAACGTCAATTAAGGCATTTTTTCCTGCTGCAACAACACTTATGGAGGTATCTAAACTTGAATATCCAATTCCTGGATTAATAACCTCTACACTAGATATTCTATTATTAATAATAATAGGTCGTAAGGAAGCTCCACTACCTTTACCACTAGAATCGATAACATTTACGGATGGAACTGAGAAATATTGTTCACCACCATACTGAAGATTAACAGAATCAATTCTACCATTCACTATTATGGGTTCTAATTGAGCATTTTTACCCGTTTTTATAGAAATTATTGGTTTATTTTCAAAATTTAATATAGAAGAACCATATCCAGTCCCAGTTTCATAAAGATAAGCATCAATAATAGATCCTCTTACCGTTGGAGTAAGAATTACCGTTTCTACAAGTTGAGTAGTGGTTCCAAATCCTACAGGAGCATAGTCTAAAGACACTACAATGTCTGGATAAGCAAAATTATGATAACCAGTTCCAGTAGATCCCAAACTTACATAATTTTTTGATATATAATTGCTTCTTATTGTTCCTCCAACCCCTGCATCAGTCAATTTAAAGGAATTATCATCAATTTTATTGATTTGATATTGATTTGTAGTTGTCAATCCTGCAATAGATGTTCCAGTAGTGGAATATTCTACTATTTCACCCTCTCCAAACCCGTGATTATCAAAATTAACAGTATTATAAGCACTCGAAATACCACTAGGTTTAACAATTAACTTTCTATTTGTAAATTTACCTCCATTTACAACTTCTATAGCAGTAATTGAAGTTTGATTGGGAAGAGTTGTAAATTGATGTATCCCTGCAAGACTTGTCGTACCAAATCCTACAGTATTAATACCCGTTATAGAGTCATTAAGGGAAGAATATAATTGAATAGTATCATTATTAATAACATTTACAAAATAAAATGAATTATTAACTAAAGAAGAAACTCCTATGCCAAGGCCTATTCCACTATTTCCATTAGACTTATAAATTACCTGTTGATTGTTCTTAAATCTATGATTTTCAAGAAATGTAATTTGATCTGTGGTATTATTAACTCCTCCAGAATTAAGAGTTGACCTAGCATCAAAATTAACACTTCTAGATTTCTTAATAATTACTGGATTTAATACCGCATTACTATTTCCACCAGTAACACCAATAGATACCACTCTTTCAATATCAAATCCTTGAGGATCTACATCAATTTTTGTAATTGGACCACTAACTACGGGTTGTAATAATGCTGTAATACCAATACCTGATGCAATATCTATTTTAGGAAGATTAATAACATCATAATCACTTCCTTCATTTAAAATACTTATATTTTCTAATGGGCCATAATAAATTTTATCATTAGATTTATAGTTAGTAATCTCCACTCCATTAATTAACATTCCAATGGATCCTGGAGATGTCTCAACTTGAGTTCCTCTATTAAGAGTTGATTCTAAAGAAAACTTTTTAAGTAATTTCTGAGGTCCTATTACATCTATTTTCTGAGAATCTAAAGTAAATCTATGCCCACCAGTATTAATACCACTACTACTAGATGGAACATTTAATTCTATAAAATTAGTACCATCTACAAAAGCTCTAGATGTATATAACTTCATCTCTTTTGTAGTAGTTCCTATTCCAACATAATAAGATCCTGTATCTAATCCAATATAAGGAGTTTGCCATGAGTCAGGTTCATAATAAACCTTATCACCATTTATAAATTTTAGATTATTATTAAATTGAAGAGTTTTATAATTATTAGTTAAAAGATTCTTCTCTGTTAATCCAGTTGCTACAACAGATTCTATATTAATTGCTATAGTATTAATATAATTGGATGTACTAAGTCCACTTCTTCCTGATGGTAAGGAATTGGATGCAATATAAGCAGTATTAGCACTACCCACATACAAATTCTGAACATCAGAAAGTATAGTTCCATCTTTTAAGGGTACTATATCACTAAAAGCAGTATTAATTCTTCTTCTAATATCATATATTCCCTCTTCCAATTCTACAATATTGGTATTAACACTTAAAGTTATAACTCTATCATCAATACCATTAACTTTAAGATTTCCATCTCCACCAAATACCACATTATTTGAATTAGATTCGAGTATTTCAACCTTATCATCTATTTTAAGACTTGATCTATCAATATCTCCCTTAGTTGTACAAGTAGCATTGTTTATACTCTCTAAATTAAATCTTACACTAGTATTGTATATCCATGAATTTGCAAAAATTTCTTTGGAAGTCTTATTAGTAGCAGGATTTTCAATTAAATCCCCAATATTACTCACACTAATAATTTGACCTTCATCTATACTAAGATTTTTAGATACTTGATCAAAATCAGATAAAACTCCAGTCAGTCTTAACTTAACTTTTGTGCCATCAGTATCACCATCCTCATATCCAAAATAGATATCATCATTTCTTATAACATCTGCAGTTTGTATTGATGCTCCAATACCTGTACATCCAAAAAACTGATTAATACTCTTATTTGTATAACTAATGGATGTATTAACCCCAGAAATAATAGTACCTGTAGCTCCAAATCCTACAGTAGAATCAACCGCTATGGTGGAAGCTCCAGCAGCAACATTTACTAATACTTTAGATGCTGGTGTAATACTAAAATTACCTTGTATGGTTGATGCAGATTCATCATAACCCATAAAAAGTGAAATTTTATAATATTGCTTATTTTCAGTTAAAGCTACTCCAACTCTAGTGAAAGGTTCTACTTCTGAAATAGATGCATTTGTACTTAAATCTGATTCTTTAAATATTGTTTGACCAACCAATTTAGAAGGATCACCAGAAATTAAATCTGCTATTATTATTTCTCTTCTAACAAAATCAGCTGAAGATGGCTTAAGTAAATAGTCCTCTAAATTGATAACTTTAGGTGTTTCCCCATAAAGAACATTAAATAAGATTCTAAATGACTCATTTGTACCTTTTGACTCATATAATGATCTTGCATTCTTTATAAAATTACCAGCATTTACATTAGATGCAAAAGAAACGTCTTCTAAACCAGGTGTTAAAGTAGATTTCTGTTTTTTGTAAAATTCTTTAAGAAATAAAGCACTTAAATTCTGTATTGATGAATCAGCAGAATGAGATTCTTTATTTGTATCACTAAAAACTAATTCTCCTTTATTTAATTCTTGATGATAACTAGTAATACCACAAAATCCCCTGATACACCCAGTAAAGGTGTTTGTAGTCAGGCCAGTATATGTAATAATCTCATTATTAATTTTTAACAATCCATACTCTTTAGGAAATCCCTTAGTAGTAGAAACTTCAATAGTACTAGCATCACTACTAATACCAGAACTCAATGTTGTAGAATCAACTACTACATTAGGTGTTAAATTATCTAATTTTAAATATTGATCTAAATTATCTGTAATATCAACAGGGCCACCCTGATATTCTTGAGAAATATAATATTGTTTTAAAAAATCTACCGTATCGGGAGATTCGCTTAAAACAAACTCAGGTAATTGATTGTCAATTATTTCCTGAATCTTAACTTTAGATTCAAAACCAGTCTGTATCATATTACTGTCGTTTTAATTGTCCGTTGGAATAACTAGATGTGTAGAAATCTTTAATAAAGGTGGTGCCTGTTACTTCATCACCAGAACTAATAACATCCCTCACCATATTTATTTTACTTTTAGAAAGACTTAAATGAATATACAATTCTCTTAACCCTACAACATCATTTGATTCAGGAATTGCTTGTATTTCAATAACACCTGAAGTATTAAGAGTTGAAGTGATATTTAGTGTATTCAACAATATCTCTCCTTTAATATAATCTACAGTTCCTGCAGATTTAGCAACAACATTATATGTACCATCATCTAGTACATCTATAATAGAAATTACTCCTGTTTTTAAGTCTGGATTAGGAATATCAGTTATATAAACTGTTTTTGTAGTGCCAGAAATTTTAAATCCTGTAGATTTAATATTAAATCCTGATTCATTAACATGGAATTGATTTCCATAACATAATTCATACTGAGCAAATTGATTTAGAGCTGCTTTTAGGTCTCTTCTAATTTTTACCCTTGTAATATTAGAAGTTATAGCAGTATCTGTATTATCAATAACTTGTTGAATTTTACTATACTTGAATCTTCCACCAAATTTATTTAAATCAACTGAATTGGCATATGTAGTAAGAGAATTTACTACACTTGTCTTTAATGCAGCTGGAGTAGATATTTTTGTATTATCAAAATAAACAGCAGAATCAAGTTCTACATATAGCATCTTGAGATCTGTTATTTTTTGATTTATTCCAGATACAGTGTATTGCTTTAGTTTGGATAAAATAAGAGATTTATTAAAAGCAGAGACAAAAGATCCATTTTTAGGTTTGATGCTAATATAAACGTTTCCAAACTCTGGTGGATCCATCTCCTCACCCCCTACAACGGCGACGGATTCAGTGTCAGGGTATATTTGCTTAACTATCGCTTCATAGTCTCTAGGAGTGACTGCACGGTACTGTGAGGAGTATACTCTAGGAGCATAATATTTGATTGAACTAACTTCTTCAATACCAGAACCATTTTTAGAAACTTCGTTAGTAACAACTGTTGGTGAAAGAGTTAAAGTAAGTGGTGTATATTGAGAATTATAAGGATCAATAGATACAATCTTTCCAGAGAAGGAGAATGAATTAGCGGCGGATCCGATACCATTACCTTCTTTACCATCAGTAATGATATATTGAACCGTAATAACTGATTCATTTTCTAATTTCTTACCAATATGGCCATCACCAAAGAGTAATTCGTACTTTTCATCCTGTATTTCTTGAATTAGAAATATTTCTGATGTTGAATCTACATTTAAGATATTTTCTACTAAAGAATACTCATTTCCTAATGCATTTTTATCAGCTGCACTTACGGAATTAACATATACTCGAATTGTTGAAGTATCAATACCTGTATTATCTAATATAAACCTTTGATCTAATGAAGTATCTGCAGTAAATGTTTTTGTTATAAAGGTACCTTCTCTAATACCAATATTAGAAAAAGATGCTTGATAGATTCCATTTACTCTGGCAATCGGTGCTGATATATTTTCAGAAACCGAAAAGACGTATGATGTATCACTTGCATTCCCAGTACACACTAAACCTGCCTGTAAAGTCGCTATAGAGGTTCCTGGATCGGTTGCACCTAAAGTAGCGACAAATGATATTCTTGCTTCTGCGGCAGTTCTAGAGCGTGGTACATATCCAATATTTCTTGCTAATGAAACTACATTTTCACGAAGAGTTGCTGAATCTAAAAAAGATTCATTAACAATCATATTAGAGTTAAATGCTGTAATATAAGTGTTATAGGCTAACGTATCAATTAAAATAGAAAAATTAGACCCCTCAAAGTCAAATCCCGTAAACGTAGAGTTAGCACGGAGATAATCTTTGATAGAGGTCTTTATTTGATCAAAATCAAGGTTTGTAAATTTAGTAAACGGCATTTTATCTTGTTGACTCTAAAAGGAATGCATATTCTTGTGCAGGAAACTCTTGTCCAACAATATCATAATATACCGTTACCTCAAAAGCATTATCATTTGGTTGTGGATTAACCAATACTCTTACATCACTAATTCTAGGCTCAAAGTTATCTAATGCAACTTCAATTTGCTCTTGAATTGTTGAGGCAGTACCAAAATCAACAAAATTAAATAGACTATCATAAACATCCGAACCAAAGGTAGGATTAAAAAACTTTTCCGTAGGGATAGTCTGAACTATATTACGTACTGATCTACGAATCGCATCTTCGTTCTTTAATACCTTTAGATCATTTGTGATAGGATGAGGAATGAAGGATAAAGTAATATCTTTATATTCCCGTGAGACCCTTCTAATAGTCATTGAACAAGGTTTTTCTTTATTTATACCCAGTTCTTAATATTTTACTTTCCTTGACCTCTTCTTTTCTTACGAGCCGAGTTACGAGAGGTCGCCGCATACTTTGTATGTTTGCCATTTCCTTGTCGAGTCTTCTTCGGGGGCGATTGTATAAA